ATCTAAAACAAATTCGTAGCTATTAGTGTAAACCAGTGTTTGCGTGTAAACTTGGGGCCATGCTATTTGCCAATATTGAAAATAGTCGGTTAAGGTAATTCCTGCCTGTGAAAACGCTTGCTTCAAAGATTCCAAAGTGCCTTTTTTCTTAAATTGCGGAACAGCCGTTATGATTTGTCCGCGCCATCTAGTAATGTCTAAGCTTCTTAACTTTAATCCAAACATATTTGCCAGCAAAGTCAAATAAGGCTCAGGAGTTACATTTGCATCAAGAATATCTATAAGCCTAGAAACCTGATTATCTATATCAGTAAAGGACTTTCCTATGGATTGATTTAATGCTTCAAGAGTAAAAACACTGTCATCATTTACACTGTATTTTTCAAAGTACATTCTTGGAAGATAGTTGTTCAAAAGAGTGAAATATTTTTCAGGAGGGCACGCGTGAGATGGTATTGCTACCTCTGTTTGAATAGCAGCAGATACATAAAAGTGCAAATATTTTGTAATGGTCTGGGTTGTGTAAGCGGAACTCTGCATCTTGTAGCTGTAACAGATGAAAAAATCGCCTTCTTTAATTGGGCCCGGAATCCATAAAAACCTAAAATGTCCATTTGATAGTTTCGGATCGTCTTCTACTCTTTGTACTATAGCCGTAGAATTATCTTCACCTTGAATCCAAAGTTCTGCTCCGCCGTCAGCACAACCAATTCCAGCACAAAATACGTTAACAGATTCGTAATAATAAGTTGTGTTTGTATCGGCACCGGGCTCGACATTTGTCCCAGTAGTTGGAACCAAAGCATTATTTAGAAGCTGAGATTCAAGTCGTTCTTTTAGTATTTGCAAATGCTGTTTTATTTGTTCGTCTGTTTCTACACAATAATCTTCTGTTGCAACATATACTGCGCGTTGCAAAAGTGGATCGTAAGTAATTTGCTGATTTGTGAATTCGTTTGCTAATACGGGACTTCTAGAAATGAAGAAAATCTTTATTGAGTCAAAAGATACAGGCTGTTGAGTAAAACAGCCATCCGACATGGGCGTGAATAAATCAAACAGTATAGTGTCTGAAGTTTGCGGATTTTTGTCATATGGTACAATAGGCATCTTTCACCATTACTCGTAATTATAGTTCAAAATAACATTGCTGGGTCTAATTATTGCATTAAACTGCGGAACAACTTCCATAGAGTTTGTTAAATTGGGATTATTTGGAACTAGTGGACTTGCCAAATTTTGCGGCTCAACCACAAATTGAATATCGTACTTATAAGGCTCATTTATATTGGCAAGAGACTTCAAAACGTCTATTTGCCTTAGAGCCTGCCCATAGTTCCAATTCTTTACGTTGAAAAAGGTTGTAAGTGCGCCAAGAATCTGCGTTGTAATTTGTTCTTCGAATGGTTGATATTGCGGCGTTAAGAATACGTCAATATTCAATTGCACATATACCACGGATCCATCTTGTATTGTAATGCTATCTGTGAGCATTTTCTTGCCATCCAGATATTCCTGAAGTTCCACTTTAAATTGCGATGATGGCGCAGCAAGCCCATCTAGCAAGTCCTTTTCCCGTTCTGCCGTTGTATGCAGTTGTAAATAAGTCTACTAAATTTTTGTAATCAGTTCCTGTTACTGCCCTGTTTTGAACATTAGTCCACGCGGGCAAATTCCGTCTAATGTCTTCAATAGTGTCTCCGTCGTACCCATATCTGCCTCTAGTGTAGTTGCTAAAGTTGACAGGAACACTATATCCCCTACCCTCAAGAGGAATCAAAATATCCGTGTTGATAAAATTACTTACTATGTTTCCAACAACACCGCCGCCCACTCTGTAAACAACAGTTATGTTCGCGCCATCTGGCGGCACTAATCCTGCCCTATTATTTCCAAAAATAACAAAAACTTGATATTGCGAATTATATTCAATTCTATATTCTGCTAACGGAGCGCTTTCGGTGAAGAATTCAACTTGCTTCCATTGAAGGCCATCTACATAAACTCTGATGCTTCCAAGAAGAACTGGAGCAAATTCCAAATTTAAAACTTGGTTTACGTCTCCTGTGCCAACAAAAGTTTGAGTATAAGTCTGCCCTTCCAGACCAACAACGTTTGTATTTTGAAGATTTCCGGCCTGAATAATAATAGGCTGATCTAATAATGGCCTTTCGTACTGATCTGCAGGGAAAAGTTCTATCGTAATTGGAATATTGTTATTTACTAAATCTATTTCTAATGGCGTGGGTATGATTAGGTTTATGTCCTGCGGAGTATTTATTTTTGCTGTCCACAGGCTTTTGCCAGCAATAGGAGGGGTAGGCTGGTAACCAACTAACTTTGCAAGTCTGAACGCACTGTCTAATTCAGATACAGTATCAATAAAAACTTCATTAGCAACTTGATCAGTCTTGAAACTTAATGTATCACCAATAAATGCCCAGTTTTCGATGAGCATAATTGCCAAATCAGATTCAATAAAGTCATTAAATTGAGATCCAAAATTATCTCTGCAATACGCTACCAATCGGTTCTTTAAACTCCAAAAGTCTTGGTTTGTATAGTTAAGACTTACTGGAGTGGTTCTATTCGGCGTTGAAGTCAACTTGCTTGGCAATACCTCAAATGGACAAATATCTGCCATATTACACTCCTGTTGGTAGTTTTATTACCAATCTTTCTACTGCTTGAATTTTATTAGGCAAATAAAAGCTCAATTTTACGTAAACACTATTTGTGTCCATATTTGCGGCTATTGCTGCGTCCCCAGACAATTTATTTGCTTCATCTGTCACAGTAATTTCCGTAACAACTATTCTCGGTTCCCACTGAGTTACAGATGCCACAATTACTTGCCTAATTTTTTCGTATATCAATGGATCATTTTGTTCAAAAAGAAGGTTTCTAAGTGGTGTGCCGAAATTTGGCATCATCACTCTTTCACCGGGATTAGTCAAAATGAGCTGCAATATGTCCGCCTTTACAGCTTCCACGTCGTAAACGGTCGGAAGTGTTCCTAAAGGCGTTTTCTGAATAGGATAAGGACATCCCAAAAGTTCCATATTGCTCCAAAGACTATTAAATTATATTAGTTTTTAGCCTAATAAATTATATAGTGCTTTAGGTGGTATTATGATTTAAGAGCCTTTTTGAACTCTTGGATGTTCTTATACGGAGTCAACGGGGTCAAATTAAATATGCTAGCTGGAGGAGCTTCAGGACTTGCGCTAGCAAAAAACCTGTCGCTCAATACAATAAGACCTCTTGCACCATCAAAAACCAGTACAGGACATACGTTTGGCACTTTTTCGCGTGGAGGAACTTCCAGCCCGGCGGCTCTGGCTGCTTCTTCTGCATCGAGTTGTTCTTTAGTAGGCTTCTGATTGTAGTCTTTTCCTGCCAAAACCAAAGCCTTTGTGTCGCTAATGTTCAAATGCAAATTATTTTTCTGATATTTTGTTTCATTTACAATTTCAAAGTTGTTGTTTTTGACCTGAGTGACTTTATTGCCAACGCTTTCTTCATTATCGGGAATGCCAATTATTTCAGAAACACCACCGAAGGTTTCTAGTCTGTAGTCTCCGCCCGCGCGCAAGTACACATATCCATTTTGTGTTTCTCTTTCCTGTAATCTTATAATATGCGGACCTCTACTATTGCCAATTTGAGGTGATGTTATTTGGAAATATGTAGAATCGGTAGCGTGCTTTTGGGTTTCTCCGTCGTACATTTCAATCGTCGTGCCATATCCGGTTCTAATTCTGACGTAAGCTTGTTTTGCGTTATTTTCTGGCGAGCTGGCCCCATATCCTTTTCTACAAGGAATCTGCCTATCATTATTATTATCGCTCATAGTAAAAGTGTGGCCGCTGGTGCTGACCATGCTGATGCCCTGCTGTTCTGTCGCCAAGCTTGGGCATGATGGCCCTGCAGACGAATCACACAGAGTTATTGAGTTGCCCAAAGCAGAAAGCAACTGTATTCCATTAGTTTGACTCCTAGTTTGCTCTGGTGATCCTAAAAGCTCACTATCATCTAGCATAATTTGATGGCCGGTAGTGCTCCTCCAGTATGTTCTTCCTAAAAACTTATTTGTGCATCCAAATGAAAATGGCTGAGTGCTTCTTTGCCATTCCATGCCACCTTCGGGAGCCTGAACTGAATCATCCATGACAAAAGTATGGCCCGAAATGCTTAGCAACTGTATTCCTGTTTGCGGCAAATCACATTTATTATTTTGCGGTGTCTGGGGCCCTGTATATGGCCGACATTCGCTTTGCTGTTTGAAAAATGGATTCGCTCCAACCTGTGTGTTTTTGCCGGGATAATCTGGATCTCCACCAATCGTTCGACCGCCGCACACCGATGCGCCGGGTGGATCTTCCTTTTTTTCGCCAAAGAAATTTATTGTCGCGTAAGCATCCTCTATTTCGCTTACTTCGTCGTTGAAAACGTTTATTCCACCAGATGGTTCTGATGGAACAAGAACTCCATTTGCGTCGAGTGCGGTTTGCGGCGGAGGATTTACTATTCCTACTTGGCAACTGGTGTCGCCCGGTATAGCCCCGCATACTGGATGCGCCCACTGGCCGCAATAATGCAAATGGTCGTCTTTCATAATCAACCAGTTACCACAACCAGATAATATTTCTATTCTTTTCCATTTTTGATTACACTTTGGATCGCCATCGACCATCTTCATCATGTGTTTTTGTGGAGTTTTGAAACCGTAAATGTTAGGAAAAGTCATCTTTTGCAAAAGATTAGGCGTGTTGTTGATATCAGCTATGGAAGTAATGTCAAACCCGTTGTAACTTTCTGTGTTCCAAGGAGGAAGCAGTTGTGTGCCGTTATTGGGACCACAAAGGTAGCCACCTCTTTGTCCTTGATACAACAAGTCATACTCGGCCATGGGAACACTATAAAATTCTCCTTGAAACAGACTTCCATTTAGCCTAGTCCAAGTCGTTCCAAGATAAAATGGACTAAGTCTATCGCCACCTTCAAAAACCAAGGCCACAGTAGAACCCGCAGGAGGAACCCAGTTGGCACCGCAATCATCTATGCCGCCGAAGCTGGTAATTGGCATCGCAAAAGGTAAAGAACCGATAGGAGTGTCTGGCTTGTGGAAAAGCGGGCAGAAAAATCTTATTCTGTTTTGTTTGTAAATGTCTAAGGTGTCTACACAATATCCCAAATAAACCCCATAAGACCCTTGGTCGGGACTTATTCCCCCTTCTGCTTTCTGCCTGTAAAGATTAACGAAGGAATTTACTTCTTGAAATTTAGCAGCCAAAGACGCAACAAACTCCACGCTTACGTTGCCATCTTCATCTTGCACGTTATTCATGTCCGTAACATCAACTGCCATAATTTTTCACCTAGTTATTCTTGGTTCGCTTTTTCTTTTGTGCCCACTCAGGGATAGCCATAACGCGTAACGTTGTTATGTAATCTCCATTTTCTTGTATGTTGTGAGTAACACCCTGTATCATATAATCTAGTCTGCTAAAGGTGTTGTTTACCGGAGGAGAAGCAAGCCAGTCTGTTTGGCCCGGTTGTGGAGGCCCTTGTATGCCCGGTTGCTGCCCTGCATTTACGGCAGGCACATTAAAATATATAATTCCCACTTGTAGTCCCTGACATCTTGCCAAATTCACAAACTCCGGGTTGCCTTGTATTGTTAAGTCTGCCTCGATGTTAGATGTCATGATTCTTCCAGCATTTGCAATCATATTTGCATTAATTGCTATTGCCTGTTTTTCTACAGCATTCGTCGGAAACCTGTAATTCATAGCAGCACTAGGCACAGTTACCAGCGTTTGAACGCCTTCTGCGCTATTCTCAACGGCTGTAAATGGATCATTTATATTAGGCGGACATGGATTTAATTTTCTCGCTTCGGCCTGAACAGCTTTTGAACTCATCGCACCAGTGCCACCGCCCTGAGGCCTAGCATTAGCAAAATACGTTACTTTTGGATTAAAAGATAGAACCGGACTACAATCTCCACCGTTTACTATGTAAATGTATTTTGGCCCACTTTTCTGCGGGCAATATTTAACTCTTGGGTTTATACAAAAACTTGGATCCGATTCCAAAACTACTATATTTGGCGCATCGATAGCGGGATCGGTGTATATGGTCATGCCCAGTCCGCGATCTGTTCTTTGGCCATTGAACCAGTTTCTTACTGCTCCTACGCAGCTTAGGCGATTAGGATCCCAAACACTTCTCGGACCCTTAAATCCCCCCTCATTATTTGGAAATCCAAATTCAGTCAAAAATCCATTTCCTTCTTCTCTGGCGAATAACACAACACCAGAAGACTGCCTTGTTCCTTTAGGACAAATCTTTTTTAAAGCCTTCTTTGCAGCATTTTTTAAATTTTCAGGATGATTATTTGTTCCAGCCGGGGTTGCTAATTTAGCACGCTTGTTTCTTTTGTCTAAAAGAGTTGAAAGAAATACTGTATAAAGCCAACCACCGCCGGCATCAGGATTTACTTCTATTCTGTCAACGACGAATCCAAGCAACCCTCCCGGATTTGGTTTTGCTTTCGGATCCAATCTGGCGTATGGAGCAAATGTTTTATC